GAGAGGACATCGACCCCCCTGGACTCTTTTACCTCTCAAACGGGCACAATCGTCCACTACGGCGACGAATCTGGGTCGGTAGACCGAAATGAGGAAGCATCGTGAGTGATCGGCTCATATCGGAAATAAGGGGTGTTACTGAGCCTCGTATTCACTCAAAACTGAACGATTTACCTTCTCGCGGTCAGGAAATGATCGACTTTTGCCGCGAAATCGGCTTCCCTTTGCTTCCCTGGCAGGAATTCGTAGCCATCAATAGCCTGAAGGTCAAAGAAAACGGTCGTTGGGCATACCCGTTGAACGGGCTTCTCATAGCCAGACAGTCCGGCAAAACCACGTTCATGATCCTTCGCATTCTTGCCGGAGCCATGCTTTACGGAGACGACCTGCAAATCGGAACCGCTCACACCATCTCAACCGCCAGAGAATCGTTCAAACGGCTGGTCGATATAGTCGAAAACTCAAAGCTAGCCGGCGAAGTGAAAAAAATTCGCTGGGCGAATGGCGAACAAGAGATCCAATTCATGAACGGAGCCCGGTATATTTACCGAGCGAGCAATAACGCCACCCGAGGAATCTCAAAGCCCGAAGCCATCCACCTCGATGAGCTTCGCGAGTATAAAAACGAAGCAACCTGGGCATCCATCCGCTACACGCTCCAGGCAGCAAGGAATCCGCAAACTTGGATTTACTCGAATGCCGGTGACGCCTCATCGGTGATCCTGAATTCGTTACGCGATCGCGCTCTCGCCTCTCTGAGCGGTTCGGGTGACGATATTGGTTGGTGGGAGTATTCGGCACATCCGGACACTCCCATCGACGGATCGCTCAAAATGTGGGAAGGTTTGGCGCAGGCGAATCCATCGCTCGGTTACACAATCCATCCCGAGAATCTCAAAATGGCTCTCAATGATCCACCGGACACCATCCGAACCGAAATGCTTTGCCAATGGGTAACGACTTTGAATGGTGCGGTTGACCCTGACCAATGGGAAACCTGCCGCGATGAGAAAATCGTGCTTGATCTTCAAAAGACCACCTGGCTCGGTATCGATCTTAGTCCTAGTCGTCAGGAAGCGGCTTTGGTTGCAGCGCAGAAGCTCGACGGCGATCGATTTGGCGTCGTTCTATTGCAGACATGGAAGTCAGATTTGGCTCTCGACGATAAAGCCCTGGCGAACGACATCGCGCCCTGGGTTCGAAAATATCAGGTCGAGACGCTTGCTTACTCGAAGCAAACCGCATCCGCGATCGCGGTTCGACTCATCCCGGCAGGCATTCCGGTTCATGACGTCGATGGCAACGATTACATGCAAGCCTGCGACGAATGGTCGGGAGCCATCAATTCAGGCAGGTTCAGGCACTCAGGTCAAGAGGAATTCACCAAGCAAGTGCTTTCAGCCGTGAAATATCAACGTGGTGATAGTTCATGGGTTATCGGTCGTCGGGCATCCAGCGCAACCGTCTGCGCTGCCGTTGCTTCAGCCCTGGTCACGCATTTCGCGACTCGGGTTGACGACGGGATCGACATCGTCGTAGGCTGAACGCGCTTGATCCGCTCCTGGAGTCACATACTCCAGGAAACGCGACCGCCGGTCTTTAGACGCCGGCGGTTTCGTTTATTAGACGGTCTTTCGTGCTAGAATTATCCATCAATGGGCGTCTTATCCGATTTATTCGGCACTCCAAAACAAGCTGACGACGTTGTTGACGTTGCAGCTTCTCTCGCACCGCTTTACGTCAATCAGACCGCACTCAATATCGCAGGCGGTGTTATCAGCGTTCCTCGACTTTCCGCTTTGAGCGTTCCAGCAGTTGCACGCGCTAACGGAATCATCACGTCGACTATTGGTTCGTTACCGATTGAAAAATTCAATGACGCAACAGGTCAGCGCATTCCGGTTGAGCGATCATTTCGTCAGCCAGATCCTCGCGTTCCTGCGTCTTTGATTTACGGATACCTTGCGCAAGATCTTTGGTTATATGGCGTTGCCTACGGTCAAGTCCTAGAAATGTATGCTGCTTCGGATGGCGGTCGCATTCGTCGATGGACACGTCTTGATCCTCAATGGGTCACAATGCGAACTAATCCGCTCGGAACCGAGATTTTGGGTTACACGATCAACGGATACGAAGCACCTGCGAGCGGTGTCGGTTCCATCATTCCATTCTTCAACCTTGCAGACTCTGGATTATTGAATCGTGCCGGTCGCACTATCAGAGCAGCGATTGAATTAGAAAAGGCTGCCGAACTTTATGCAAAAGAACCGCTTCCAACGATGGTTCTCAAATCGACCGGCACGAACCTACCTTCCGAGCGCATCAAATCGCTTTTGGAATCATGGCGAGTTAGTCGTCAAAATCGCGCAACCGCTTTCCTGAATGCTGACGTCGAATTGCAGGCTTTGGGCTTTGATCCTAAGTCGCTTCAACTTTCCGAGGCTCGCCAATACATCGCGCTAGAGCTTTCGCGTCAATGCGGAATCCCAGCATATTTCCTCGGTGCAGAAACGACATCGATGACGTATTCGAACGCAACCAACGAGCGTCGATCCTTGATTGATTTCTCACTTCGTCCGCTTTTGACCGCTATTGAGTCGCGTCTTTCGATGGACGATTTCACACCGGCAGGAACCCACGTTCGCTTCGACCTTGACGACTTCCTTCGTGGAAATCCTTTGGAGCGAGCACAGATTTATCAGATTCTCACCGGCATCGGAGCGATGACCGTGGAGGAAGTCAGGAAAGCAGAGGATCTCTTAGGATGAAGATCAATTTCCCAATGACCATCACGGCGGCAGACGTCGAGTCGCGCACGCTCACCGGTCGCATCGTTACATGGGGCGAGGAAGGCAACACCTCAGCCGGTCGCACCATTTTCAGCGAGAACTCGATTCAGTTTGGCAAGAATGTAAAGCTTTTGCTGGAGCATGAGATGAGCAAGCCAATCGGCAAAATGCTCAGCGCAGAAGTCACCGACACCGGCATCGAAGCCAAGTTCAAACTCGCAAACACGACCGTCGCTTCCGACGCTTTGGTAGAAGCAGCCGAAGGATTGCGCGATGGCTTTTCAGTAGGCGTCAAGCTCAACGAATGGGCAAGTGAAGACGGCGCAATGGTCATTACATCCGCAAAACTTATCGAAGTCAGCCTGGTCACAGAACCAGCAATCGATTCAGCGCGAGTCGCTGAGGTCGCAGCAAGCGACGAACAAGTTTCCGAAGAAGCATCCGCTTCTGAGGATCAACCAACAACACAAGGAGAACAAGTGTCCGACACTACCGTTCCAGCTCCTGCCGTCGAAACGGTAGAAGCACCGGTGGCAGAGGTTCAGGCTAAGTCTGCACCTATGTTCACCACTCCTCGCGTGAATCTCAACGTCACCGCAGGACAGTTCGCACTCGCGCAAATCCGCGCAGCGCAAGGCGATTCCGACGCTCGCGATCTCGTCGCAGCTTTGGACGTCGCAACTACTTCCGAGAACATCGGCGTAGTTCCACCGACATATCTTCGCGATCTCATCGGCATTATCGATGACTCAATGCCATTCGCTGATTCTTTGGAGCAGGGAACGCTTCCAGCATCTGGCATGAAGTTCTATCGTCCGGTCATCGGCGTGCAGGCAACTACCGCCGTGACTGCTGAAGGTGTCGAGCTTGATTCAACAGACACCACCATCACATCGCTCGAAATCGACGTGGTAAAAATCGGTGGCGCAAACATCATCAACGCCGAACTCATCGAGCGAAGCGACCCAAGCTATGTCGATGTTTTGCTTCGCGAGCTCGCTGCATCCTGGGCTCAGAAGGCTGACGCTTATGCGTTCAGCATCGCACTCGGAGCACCTGGTTCCTCATCCGGCGCGACACTTTACGCAGGTATCGCAGACGGTATCGCAGACGCTTACGGCGTGCTTCGTCGTACACCAAACCGCTTCCTCGCAGACACCGGCAACTTCGCCGAGCTCTTGGCAGCAGTTGACCTCGATGGACGTCCGCTCTTCGCAGCAGCCGCACCAAGCAACGCAGCCGGTCTTATGACTCAGGGCTCGACCGCTGGAACCATCGCAGGACTCGGACTCGTTGTTGATCCAAACATCGACACCGGAACCGGTGTGAAGGGTGTTGTTTATGCGTCTGACGCAGCAACGTTCTATCGTTCACCAGCAGTCCAAATCCGATCCAACGTTGTTGCAAATGCACAATATGAGGTCGGCGTTTACGGTTACGTCGCATGCGCACGCAAGTATGCAACTGCGTTCCGTAATATCACCGTAGCGTAGTAACTGATAGTCCTGGGCTGGTGTGATCCCGAGCCAGCCCAGGATCCCTAATCGAAAGGAGTAGACATGCCGACAATCATCACCGCAAATGAACTTCGTGCGGTTTTGGGTGTTTCGTCTGCCCTTTATTCGGACACAATTTTGAACGACGTCATCGACACGGCTGAGAATGTCGTGCTTCCGATGCTCGTTCGTTATTCCAGCCCGATTCGTTCGGTGGAGCTTCAAAGTAACCAAGCAATCTTCACCTTCGATGCCGTTCAGGTATTCAACGAAGGTCAAAGCGTCGTGGTCGCGAATGCCGGCTCACCTTTCAACGGCACTCATACCGTTCTCGCAGACGGTCTTAGCGATACGACCTTCCGTGTGGCGATCACTAATGCCGACATCGCAAAAAAGAACCTAATTCCGGCTGGAACTGCGACCCTGAGTGGCGCGAGCACCTACGTAGGCGTTCCAGAGGTTGAGTCGGCGGTTCTAGCGGTTGCCACCGAGGTTTTCCAATCACGCAGCGCAGTAGGCGGTCAGATTGAAGGCGTCGATTTCCAGGTCACGCCATTCCGACTCGGACGCAGCCTATTCAATCGCGTTTCAGGGCTTCTGGGTAAGCACATCGACCAGGAGTCGATCGCGCTATGACCATCGCGACCGAGGTTCGCGCCGCGCTCAAATCCTCGCTCGCTGCGGTTCCTGCCAATATCTACGACCACGTTCCCGAGGCTCCACAGGTTCCTCACGTTTCATTCGTTCCCGATGATCCATATTTGGAAATCGAAACAATCGGCAAAGCAACCCTAAGATTACGCGTCAATATGGTTCTCGCCGTGGGCGTCAACTATGCAAGCAACGCAGCCGCACTCGATAACCTGGAACAACTCATAACTAGCGTTCTGACGAATCTGCCTTCCGGCTATATCGTCGGAGAGGTCAACCGACCAACAGTCACACAGGTGGGATCCGCAAATCAGCTCGTCGCTGATATTCGGGTTTCAACCTATTTCCAAAACTAAGGAGCAGAAATGCCTACCGCCGTAATTACCGGTCGCGATGTTACCTTCACTATCGGTGGTAACAATTTCGACGCTCAGGCGACCTCAGCCGTTCTAAGCGGCGAGATGGTTCGCGAAACCTACGAGACACTTGATGGCAAAGCCTACAAAGTGCTCGATAACAATTTCACCTTCTCGGTGGAAATGCTCGCTGATTGGGGTGCTACCGGCTCGCTTTGCGAGATCCTTTGGGGCGTCGCTGAGTCAGCACCAAACACCGGAATCAGCACCGTGTTCACCGCAGCATCAGGCGCGGTCTTTACTTTCCAGATTCTTCCAGCATGGCCGTCAGCAGGTGGAAGCGGAAACGATGCGCAGACAGTAACATTTGAGTTCCAGGTCATCGGCGTTCCGGCTGAGTCCTTTAGCTAATCGGAGAATCGGGATATGAAACTACCAATAACAATTACATACACCTCGGGATCTATTGAAACCTACACCGCGCAACCGCCGGAGTGGGCTAAGTGGGAAAGGGAAACCGGCAACAAGATCACGCACGCCGAAGGAAATATCGGCATTTGGGATCTTATGTTCCTCGCGTATCACGCTCACAAGCGTCAAGCGGCAGGACTACCGGTGAAACCTTTTGACGTCTGGAGCCTCACGGTTGAGGACGTTGCGGCAGGTGAGTCCGACCCAAAAGTCACCCAACCGGAAGCCTGAGCCGGCTCATCGTCGAATTGGCGATAGCGACCAGAATTCCGATGAGTGAGTGGACGGATGCATCAGACATCCTGACCGCTCTCGAAGTATTGAAGGAGCGCAAGTGACCGAGCCAGCCTTAGCCTTCGACAAGAAGGAACTGCGTTCGGTCATAGGCGCATTCAAAGCGATGGACGAACAAGCAACCGACGAAGCCAAGAAAATGGGTTATGAGCTGGCGCAATATGCGGCGCAGGAAGTCAGGAAAGCCGCGCTCACTCGCACAGTCAATCCGGTCGCGGTTCGGCGAATCGCGGATGGTGTGCGCGTTAGCAGAACCTCCAAAGTCGGTGAATTCTCTTATGGGTTCGCCTCTCAGCGTTTTAGCGGTGGTGGCACGACGAAAGAACTATGGCGTGGTTTTGAGTTCGGTTCTAATCGATTCACACAGTTTCCAAAGCGCACTCCGAGATCCTCGGGGCGTGGTAACGCTGGATATTTCATCTATCCGACACTCCGTCGCATTCAGCCTCAATTAGTCGCCCAATGGGTCGAAGCCTTTGATCGCATTTTGAAGAAGTGGACTTGAAATGGCTGAATTTCGCACGCTGAAACTTTCCATCCTTGCCGATGTCGATAACCTCAAAAAGCAACTCGGTCAGGGTGAGAAGGAAGTTCAGACCTTCGGCAACAAGGTCGCTGAGTTTGGCAAGAAGGCAGCCCTGGCATTCGCCGCAGCCGCAGCCGCCGCAGGAGCCTACGCGGTCAAGCTCGCCGTTGATGGAGTCAAAGCCGCAATCGAGGATGAAAAGGCGCAGGAATCGCTACGCCGAACCATCGTCAACGTCACCGGTGCAACCGAAGCTCAGGTCGCAGCGACCGAGGACTTCATCGAGAAAACCGCACTCGCTACCGGCGTCGCGGATGATCAGCTTCGACCAAGTCTGGATCGACTCGTTCGAGCGACCGGCAATCTTGAACAGGCGCAAAAACTTCAAGCCCTCGCGCTCGACGTATCGGCTGGTTCAGGTCGTAGCCTGCAAGCGGTCACAGAAGCCCTTTCAAAGGCTCAGGAAGGCAATCTAGGCGGTCTAACGCGTCTGGGTGTGGGTTTATCTAAGGCAGAGGTCGCAACCCTCTCATTTGACCAAATAACCCAGAAATTAGGGCAGACGTTCGAAGGTCAGGCAGCCGCAGCCGCTAACACGTTCCAGGGACGTCTCGATCGTCTCAGAGTGGGCTTCGACGAAGCAAAGGAGTCGGTCGGGTTGGCCTTGCTGCCGATCCTTGAAAGACTCATCAACTTCGTCAACGCAAACGTCGTGCCGGTCATCAATCGATTTACCGAGTCATTTGGTGCGCCTGGTGGACTTGCCGATAACATCCAAAAGACGGTCGACATCGTGCTTCGGGTTTTGCGTCCTGCATTCGAAGGCGCAGTCAGCCTCTTCAATCGCGTTCGAAACGCAATTAGCGACAACCGAGAATCGTTCAGCGCATTCGCAGACTTGATCCAGACTTACATCGCACCGACTATCGGAAAGGTTTTAGGTGGCGCTCTGAAAGGCTTAGGCGTCATCGCTGAGGGAGTTATCAAGGTCATCGCGACCGTGGCAAAGGTCATCACCGCAACCGTCGAAGCTGCCATCATCGGCATAAACGCGCTCATCAAGGCTTACAACGCGGTTCCACTACTTCCGAACATTCCAACCATCGCAGCACCGTCGGGCGGTGCGGTAGCACCATCCGCGCCATCCATCCGCGCCATCGAGCGAGGTGTTCCAAGCGCGAGCGCGCCGGCAGCTTCCGCAGTCGCACCGGTAACGAATAACATCACGGTCAACGGAGCCATCGATTCAGAGTCAACCGCTCGCCAAATCGCCCGAGTCCTTACCGAGTCAGCATCGCGTGGCACAGGTGGCGGCGGTGGCTTCTTAGGCGGTGTCCTCGTAACGTGACCGCCTGGACTCCCGAATACCGCATCAAGGCTAACGGCGACACAATTACCGACATCACGCTGGTCGGTTTCTCGATCACGTCCGGTCGAACTGACGTCAATGCTCAGGCTCAGGCTGGTTATGCGGCGATTCGCATTCTCAATCTGACGAATCAGGTCTATGCCTGGGGTGTGAATACCTCAATCCTCATCGAGGTCAGAGATACGACCAGCACCTTCGTTCCAATTTTCGGCGGTCGAATCTCAGACATCAGCGTGGGAGTCGATCGAACCGGATCGGCTGGAACCGTCACCGTCATCGACATTTATGCCCTCGGAGCCCTGGCAAAGCTCCAGAATGCGGTCTGGGAAGGATCCCTAAGCAAAGCCCTCGACGGTGTGCAGATAGGTATCATTCTTGAAGATTTATTTGCCGGAAATTGGAACGAGGTTCCACCGGCTCTTACCTGGGCAGACTACGAACCGACGACCACCTGGGCGAACGCTGAGCAACCAGGCGTCGGCGAGATCGATACCGGCGAATACGAAATGATCGCTCGAAGTGCATCACCGGTGAACACCTACTCCATCGTCTCGGATATTGCTAATTCAGGCATCGGCTACCTTTACGAAGATGCGTCGGGTCGTATTTCTTACGGAGACGCCAGCCATCGCCAGGATTACCTGGTCGCGAACGGTTATATCAACCTCGACGCCAATCACGCGTTCGCCGAAGGTATCCGCTCCAGCACGCGCCAGGGTGATCTGGTAAATGACCTCGTAATCAACTATAAAAACAACTTTGGAACGTCCTACACCTACGTCGACCAGACTTCCATCGACACATATGGACTTTATGCCAGGACGATCAATTCCCTAATCGATGACGATCCAGACGCTCAGGCGGTCGCCGAGCGATTCGTCAATTTCCGATCGACGCCACGATCTAAGTTCGACTCGATTACTTTCGCACTCCAGAATCCAGAACTAGGCGACTCAAACCGCAATAGCCTTCTCAACGTATTTATGGGTATGCCGGTATCTATCTCGAACCTGCCGGCAAACATCAACGGCGGTTCATTCGTCGGTTATGTCGAAGGTTGGACGTTCCGATCAACGCTTTCAGGTCTTTCACTCAGCCTTACCCTCAGCCCGACCGAATTCTGGACGGTCGCGCAGGATTGGGAACAGGTCACGCCTACGCTCACATGGGCGGCGGTAGATGCTACACTTACATGGCAAAACGCGACAGGAGTAATTAGCTAATGGCAACCACGTCAATTTTGGGAATCAACATCCCAGACAACACGGATCTCGTCAAGGACGGTGCTTTGGCTATCCGAACCCTAGGAAACGGCATCGATGACGCTCTTGCCAAAGTCGCACTCAATGATCGAACCGCGACCTACACCGCAGTCCTGACCGACAACCGAAACGTCCTCGTTCGCATGAATGTGGCTTCGGCTAACGACTTCCTCATTCCAACCAATGCCAGCGTCGCATTCCCAATCGGGTCGGTCATCAACGTGACTCAGCTTGGAACCGGTGCGACCACTATCAAGGCGGTCACATCCGGCACGACTACCATCACATCGACCGGAGCAACATCAACCGCGCCTGTGCTTCGAGCTCGTTACTCGGCTGCGTCCTGCATCAAGGTCGGTACCGACACTTGGTTGGTTATTGGAGATATTGCCTAACATGCCCATTCTCGGAATTGTCGCATCGCAAAATTATCCGCGTGTTTTTGACGTTGATTATTTGATCGTAGCCGGTGGTGGCGGCGGTGGACGTGGTGAATCGGCTTCCGCAGGTGACGGAGCCGGTGGTGGCGGTGCTGGTGGTTTTCGAACCGGCACGGTTACGGCTCTATCGATTTCCACAAATTACGCGATAGTCGTTGGTGGTGGTGGTAACGGAGCTACTACCCAAGTTCGCGGTGGAAGCGGAACAGCATCAAGTTTTACGACAATTGAATCCGCAGGTGGCGGCGGTGGTGGAACGGACGACACCGGGTTACTTACAGGTTTGAATGGTGGATCTGGCGGTGGTGCTGCATCCAATTTCAATGCTGGTTTGCAAAACGGAGGAACGGGCAACACACCTAACACAAGTCCATCGCAAGGAAACAATGGTGGATCAACCAATAACACCGGACAGGGTGGCAACAATCGAGGTGGCGCAGGTGGTGGCGGTGCTTCTGCCGTTGGTCAAAATCAGCAAGACAATTCTGGCGGTGCAGGTGGTAATGGATCGTCATCTTCAATTACCGGCGTTTCAGTTACTTATGCAGGTGGCGGTGGTGGTGGTTCCGTTGGTCGCGATAGTGTCGGAACCGGCGGTGCAGGTGGAACAGGCGGTGGTGGTGCAGGAGCAACTGAAAACACTGCTTTCGCAGTTGCAGGCACAGCCAATACTGGTGGTGGCGGTGGTGGTGGATCAGGAGATAACACGACTACTTACCGAAATGGAGCGAATGGGGGAAGTGGCGTCGTCATTCTGAAATATCCGAATGCCCGCACTTTGGTGGTTGGAGCCGGTTTGACGGCTGGAGTAACCAACGGAGACGCTGGTGGTGGGTTCAGATACACCACATTGACGGCTGGTAGTGGAAACGTGAGTTGGTCGTAATGGCTTACTACGCGCTTATAAACGATCAAAATATCGTGGTACAGGTTATTACCGGCGTTGACGAGAATGAAACCCAAATCGATTTGGACGGAACCGAGGTTGGTGGTTCTAGTGAAGCTTGGGAGCAGTTTTATCAAACACGACCTTGGTTTGAAAATTTGACCTGCAAACGCACTTCTTACAACAATAAAATTCGCAAGCAATTTGCCGGAATTGGTTTTACTTATGACGGTGATTCTGACGTTTTCGTTTGCCCTCAGCCTTTCCCATCGTGGTCGCTCGATGAAAATCATGATTGGCAGGCTCCTATCCTATACCCAGACGACGGTCTGATTTATGTATGGAACGAAAATGATCAAGATTGGGAAGCTTATGTCGAACAGTCAGAAGCCTAAGCCCTGGTTATGCCATGCAGGAAGGCAAATGCGTGAACAGATCGACGATTCTTTTCCTGGTCGTGACCGGCGTTCTGACGGTTGGATTGCTGACGCTCGCCATGATTCGAAGTCTGATCACGCTCCTCGAAGAAACGGAGTCGTTCGAGCTATAGACATCGATGCGAACCTAGACGACACGAACACGTCGCTCTATCTTGCAGACCAAATCCGGCGTCATGCTCGCAAGGATAAGCGCATCAAATACGTTATACATGCCGGTAAAATTGCTTCGGGTATCGGGTTATGGAAATGGCGACCATATAAGGGTGTAAACCCTCATCACTCGCACATCCATGTCTCATTCAGCGCGAAGGGTGACCGAGACGGATCATTCTTTGATATTCCTTTGATTGGATAACCGTGACCGACTATATGAAGCATCCAATATTCCTCGCCGCAGGTGCATTCCTCGCAGCGTGGGCAGCGACTAATTTCGAGCTCGATTACCGAGCCGTCCTTTGGGCGGTCGTTTCCGGTGTCTTTGGATACGCGAAGCCTTATAAGAAGTGAGCTCCCAGGAATGGGTCGCGTTGATCGCTGGCGTGATGGCGATTCTGACCGGATTTATTGCAGCGTTACGATGGACGGTTCACCAATTCGTCCTCGAAATTGGCAGTCAGTTATTTCAACGGATGGATCGCATCGAAGCTGAGATCGGCGTGTTGACCGAACGTCAGTCAGACATCTATGCGACCATTATGACCGAGAGGGGTTCGCATGGCTCAAAGAAAGACAAAGGCGCAAAAGCTCGCAAGCCTGCGCGCAAAAGAACGAGCCGCTAAGCGAACCAAACCCATCACCGCCCTCGATCTTTGGGCTATCAGCCTTTACGAAATCGCTGAGTCCATGAAGCGAGCTGGTTTCGATGACGCAACCGTTCAGGGCTGGTTATGCGACCAGCAATTACCCGAATGGGTAATCGGTGCGCCGAAGCCGATCGACGACGATGACGAAGAGGAAGAAGATGATTTTTGAAGCGAACTGTCGTAATCAGCGATCTTCAATGTCCATATCATGACCCAAAAGCCGTCCGAAACGTCGCAGCATTCATCAAGCGATGGAAACCTGACCGAGTTGCGACCGTCGGCGATGAAATTGATCTCCCTCAGCTCTCCCGATGGGAACGTGGCCTGGCAGGGGAATTCGCTGGCACACTCGATCGCGACCGCCGGATTACTCAGGAGATTCTTTTCGACCTTCGAGTAACCGATATGGTGCGCTCGAATCACACCGACCGGCTCTATAACTCCATCAAGACCAGGCTTCCAGCCTTAGCAGCCTTGCCCGAGCTTCAGTTTGAGAATTGGCTCGGCTTGCCGGACTTGGGCATCAAGTTCTGGCGCGACCCTATGCCCCTTGCTAAGGGTTGGATTATCCTCCACGGAGACGAGGGGCAGGTATCCCAGAAGGGCGGTCAAACGGCTCTAGGATTGGCTCTAAGGCATGGAAAATCGGTGGTGTGCGGACATACCCACAGGGCAGGACTTTCGGGGCTCACAATGGCTTCTGGGGGCGTTTTAGGGGGTATTCTCTGGGGGCTTGAAGTCGGAAATCTCATGAACTTCAAGGACGCCAAGTATCTCAAAGGTGGAGCCGGCAATTGGCAACAAGGCTTCGGGCTCATTTACGAGTCCAAAGGCAAAGTAACGCCGGTGTTCGTGCCGATTGAGAAGGACGGCTCATTTATGGTCGAGGGTAAGGTCTATGGTTGATTGGATCGTGCCGATTATCCGAACCATCGACGACCACATAGACGACTTCGATGAAGCCACGGATTTCGTTATGAAATCGTTATCAACACACCCACGTCACCGACACGCTTAGGGCTTAGCCTTCTCCTGCCGGACAAACCACCGGCAGAATCGGGAAATCATGACGGCAATCGGTTTCGACCCATTAGCCATTTATTACATCATCGCACTTATAGCAATTCCCATCCTGGGCTTGCTTTACACCGCACTCACCGAAAACTTCTATTGGAAAGGGTTCAAGGATGGAAAACGACTCGCCGAAAACAATCGCAGCGCACGACATTCTGAAAGAAGCTAATGCGATCCGAGCTGATCGAGGGTCGATCTACGGTCACCCTTACATCAACCATCTTCGTATCTCGAAGCTTTGGTCGGCTTATTTGGATTTCCCGATTACGGCTGACCAGGTCGCGATCTGTATGGCACTACTCAAAGTCTCTCGACTTGCTGAAACGCCAGGTCATCGAGGACGTGACGGATACGTGGACGGTGTCGCCTATCTCGCACTTGCTGGAGAACTATCAACCACCGACCCAACCGAGTTCGATGCCTATTAGGGCGAACCACGACACCAAGATTTGGTGCGACATTTGCAAAATACGCTATGGGAAGGTCGGTGCGGAGTGGCACACTCGTGCCATGACGCCAGCTCGCTGGATCGTCATCAGCGAGACTAAGGAGCGACGTGGACGAACTAAGGCATATTGCCAGCCATGCGCCAATGAATGCCAGGTCGATGGACAGGGCAAAGTCTGGACGTTTCGTGAGCAATTGGACTATGCGTTAGGAAGGGAATCAATTGATGGGGTGGAATCTGAATGACTACGAACCGGTCGAGGATCGATTACGGCTATTCTGGGAGGCTTTCCCGATGGGTCGGGTTGAGACGACTTTGGTTCACGTTGAACGTGACCGTTTTATTGTTCGGACTTGCTTGTTCCGAACGGATACCGATGAGAAGGCGGCTGCCTCTGGATTGGCAGAGGAGATTGTTACTGATCGAGGCGTCAACTCTACTTCGGCTTTGGAAAATGCAGAGACCTCTAGTCTTGGGCGCGCCCTTGCAAATCTTGGCTACGCTGCAAAGGGAAAGCGACCGTCACGTGAAGAGATGGCTAAGGTTGTCCGAGGGGATTCACCGCTTGTTGAAAGACCATTCAAGGGGAAAGCCCAAGCAGAAAAGCCAATAGCAAACGAACCTGAAACCGTCGTCTGGGATGACGTCGAGACAAAGGCGTTTGAAGATACCGGCACTTTTATCGCTGATTTGCAGGCGCAGCTAGGCGCATCGATCGAGGGCTTCAAATGCGCTCATGGCGACATGCTACGCAAGGAAGGCACTTCAAAGGCTGGTAAGCCTTATTGCGGTTATGTCTGCGGATCACCACGCAAGGCTGAGCAATGCGAGCCCAAGTGGGCGAAGATGGTAGGCGGCAAATGGGTGTTCGAAGGTCGAGCTAATGACTAGCATCGACCGGACAGGCGAACCGAACAAGCAACCGGTCAAATGTGATTGGTGCGGTGTCGACCTCGTGAGCTATTCAGGCTTTAGGGTGCAAATGCACGAGGAAGATCCATTTGATTTTAATTGGGCATGTCAAGAGCACTACGAAGCGGCATGGGCATGAGTAGGAGGCAACGTGGTCGAGAGTCTGAAAAGGTGGTGGCTGATTACCTCGTTAGGCAGGGGTTTCATACCGCTCACGTTACGTCTATGGCGGCTAGTGGCTCTGATGTCCTGGGGATTCCTAACCTGGATATTGAGGTCAAAGCTCGCGCCGGATTACCAATTAGCGAGACTATGGCTCAGCTCAAAAGAAGGCGACGCGAGACAGGCTTAGGCGTGGGCGTGCTGCGCATGAATGGGCAGGGCGAGAAGGCGATCGGCGATTGGGTCGCGATTCTCACGTTCGATGATCTCATTCATTTATTGAAGGCGGCAGGATATGGAGCGCGATAAAAGGGTTCAGCGTTGCATCGCTTGCGGAAAATGGTGCTACATGAGGGAAATGTGCGAAGATTGCTATCCAAAGGACAACGCAGCATGAAAACGACACGCCGTCTGACCTGCGGTTATGTAAATGGATTTGACGACCATGCTACGCTTAGCCTGCCAGCCGGCGGAGTCGGAGCTCGAGCCGGGGCAGTAGCGACCGGGCGAGCTCTATTTATCACGCTTTTGGCGTTTATAAATCTTTTATCTTTCAGCCAGCCTAATAGTTATGCTTGGAAAAACCATTCTATGAATTTGAAGTTATATGCTCATAACCAGATAAAGGATTGGACTGAGTTCGAGTGTTATGTGGAGCTCATCCATAGGGAGAGCACTTGGAATTACAAGGCTAGGAATGGATCGCACTACGGCTTAGGTCAGATGCGCTCAACCTGGTATCGCGACCTATCACCTCGTAAGCAAATAAAGGCTCATTTAGACTACTTAGACCATCGTTATGAAGGTTCAGCATGCAAGGCACTCAGACACCTGATTCGTAAGGGCTGGCACTAATGGCAAGCTACTTGAAGCGCAACGGATCAACAAGTCAATGGCGCAGGTTGCGAAGTCAGATCCTGAAGCGTGACGGTTATATATGTTTCTATTGCGGTGGTGAAGCGACGACCGTGGATCACATAGTGCCGAGGTCGAAGCTGATCGATCAGAACGCAGACACGCCAGACAATCTCGTTGCTGCGTGTGCGAAATGTAATTATGCAAAGGGGGGTAGGTTTTTTGGTAGCGCACCGACACCATCGACCCCCT